CAGAAGCAGAACTCAAAGAGCTTGCTGACTTGGTGTATGTAATCTATGGGTATGCACTCTCTCGTGGGTGGAACCTTGATGAAGCCCTCTATCGAGTACACGTAAACAATATCACTCGTGTTACCCAACCTGATGGGACTATTAAGCGTAGTGAAATGGGTAAGATTCTAAAGCGTGAAGACGCCCCTAAAGTACGACTTGAAGACCTTGTGTAATAGAAAGAAAGAACAATATGAAATATAAATCCAACCTGAACCCTATGTTCCGAAGCAAGTTCTCGGAAGACATCTTTAACCATAAGTATAAACACGAAGGTGCAGAGACATGGGGTGCCCTTGCTAAGACCCTTGTAGATGATGTTTGTAGTGCGGCTGGTGACCAAGGTATGTCTAAGGAAGACAAAGACCAACTGATTACCTATATCCGAGAGATGAAGTTTATCCCCGGTGGTCGTTACCTCTACTATGCAGGGCGCTCTAACAAGTTCTTCAATAACTGCTACCTCCTAAAAGCAGAGGAAGACACTCGTGAAGATTGGGCCAACCTGAGTTGGAAAGCTGAAAGCTGCTTGATGACAGGGGGTGGTATTGGTGTAGACTACTCAGTATACCGGGCTGAAGGTGAGCCTATTCAGCGTACAGGTGGTCAAGCCTCTGGGCCTATCCCTAAGATGAACATGATTAACGAGATTGGTCGTAGGGTTATGCAAGGGGGTTCACGTCGAAGTGCTATCTACGCAAGCCTTAACTGGAAGCATGGGGATGTTCAAAAATTCCTTAAAGCTAAGGATTGGGCGGATATGCCTGTAGGCAGCACAGGTAAGACACTATGGGACATCAAACAAGAGGACTTCAACTTCCCTGCACCACTGGATATGACTAACGTATCTGTGAACTATGACACTGAGTGGTTGCTTAATTACTACAAAACTGGTGATTATGGGCAGGTATTCCGAGAGAACGTGAAGCAAGCACTTAAGACAGCAGAACCCGGCTTCAGTTTCAACTTCTTTGATAAAGAGGATGAGACCCTACGAAACGCATGTTGTGAAGTCACATCTGCTGATGACTCTGATGTGTGTAACTTGGGTAGTTTGAACTTTGGGCGTATTAAAGATGTCGAGGAGTTGAAAGAGGTTGTCCGACTTGCCACTATGTTCCTTATCTGTGGTACCCTGAAGGCTGACTTACCTTATGAAAAGGTTGGTCTTACTCGCGCTAAGAACCGTCGCCTTGGTCTTGGTATCATGGGTATGCACGAGTGGCTTATCAAGAAGGGTTATCGCTACGAGGTAACACCTGAACTTCATCAATGGTTAGGAGTGTACAAAGGTGTTTCAGATACTGTTTCTCGTGACTTCGCTGACCGTCTCAGCATTTCTCGTCCTGTTGCTAATCGTGCTATTGCACCAACCGGAACTATCGGTATTCTGGCGGGTACTTCTACTGGCATCGAGCCTATTTTTGCTGTTGCTTATAAGCGACGTTATCTTAAGGGTTCTAGCCGGTGGCACTATCAGTACGTGGTAGACAGTGCGGCACAAGAGTTGATTGACCTTTATGGAGCTAATCCTGACACTATCGAAAGCGCTCTTGACCTGAGTGAAGACTTTGAGCGCCGTATTAAGTTCCAAGCTGATGTTCAAGACTATGTAGATATGGCTATCAGTTCCACAATTAACCTGCCAACATGGGGGAGTAAATCTAACAATGAAGATACTGTTGACCAGTTTGCAGATACGCTTGCCAAGTATGCCCACCGACTACGTGGCTTCACTTGTTACCCAGATGGTTCTCGTGGTGGACAGCCTCTAGCTTCTGTACCTTACAGTGAGGCTGTAGAAAAGCTGGGTACTGAGTTTGAGGAACACATTGAAAGTCACGATATTTGTGACATCTCAGGTAGCGGTGGTTCCTGCGGTATCTAAATGAAAACACCTTGTATTAAAGTCTGCAAGGTCTCTGATGGTAAGTGCCTTGGCTGTGGTCGTACTCTCGAACAGATACGCCTATGGTCAAGGTACTCCAAGGAGGAAAGGGAATTGATTATGAAGGGACTTGAGTAATGGGGTTCTACACAGTATTCAGTAGGAACAACTGTCAGTGGTGTGAGATGGCTCTAGAAGACCTCTATGAGTTTGGTGAGAGACCTATAGTCCACATGGTAGATAAGGACCACTCACTAAGAACTCTCTTGCTGATGGCAGGGCTTAAGACTGTACCTCAGGTATTCTCTCCAGAAGGGTACCACATTGGTGGGTATAGTGACTTGGTAGACTATCTTGTAGATAAAGACGAGGATGATTCAGATGACCCCTATTGAGACCTCTTGATATGCAACAGAAACCAAAGCCTAAGACTCGTCGGGTATCTACAAAACATGACGACAAGAAGTCATCTATTGAGTTGGTACCTAAGAATGATAACCAGAAACTCTACATTGAAGCTCTGAAAGAGGGTAACCAAGTAGTTGTTCTAGGGCCAGCAGGTACAGGGAAGACTTATGTTGTAGCTACATATGCTGCCAATGAGTACAACCTAAAGGGGGTTAATAAGATTGTCATAACCAGACCTCATGTTGCTGTAGGTAAAGACATTGGTTACTTGCCGGGTACCCTCGAAGAAAAATGCGCTCCTTGGGCCTTGCCAGTGATTGATGTACTTGAGAAACACCTAGGTAAGGGCGCTGTAGAGACGGGCCTTAAGAATGGTAACATTGAGACAGTGCCTCTAGCCCTTATCCGTGGTAGGTCTTTTGATGACACACTGATGATTATTGATGAGGCACAGAACCTCACAGTAGAAGAACTCAAGGCCTTAGTCACACGAGCAGGAGAGGGTTCTAAGTTGATTATCAATGGTGATGTACAACAATCAGACCTTAAGCAAGGAGATGGGTTGACAAAGATTGTACATTTGATTAAGAAGTACCATCTGCCTATCCCTATTGTAGAGTTCACTGTAGATGACATTATCCGTAGTGACATCACTAAGGTGTGGGTAGAGACATTCATGAAGGAGAACCTATGAGGTACTATGAGTATATGTTAGACAAGAGCAAACGTGAGGGGCTTAAAGAGGGTGATAAGGTTAAGGTTGTGGGTAACTTTCTAGAAGGTCGTTGGGATACCGGCCATGTAGGTTTTGTTTATGCACATTCACTAGATGGCTGTCTTTACAAGGTATCCGATACAGACGGTAAACAAACCGACAGAAACTGGTACAGATACGAAGACCTAGAGTTAGTAGAACAGGAACCCTCTCAAGGGGATAACGTAAACCACCCTAGTCACTATGGTCAGGGTAAGATTGAAGCTATTGAGTACATAGAAGACTTCTTGACAAGAGAAGAGTACATCGGGTACCTTCGTGGGAATATCGCTAAGTACATGCACAGGTGGCGCTATAAGAATGGTGTTGAAGACCTAGAGAAAGCACAGTGGTACCACACAAGGCTTATTGAATTTTACAAAGAGGGAGACTAATGACTTATCGTATTCAAAGTATCACACTAGGGTTTATCCTTGGTATCCTTGTATTGGTTGTAGGTACAGCCCTGTTGGCTCAAGAACTTATGGGTGATAACTGCACAATGACAGAAGATGGTTGGCAGGTCTGTGAGTTTGAAGCAGAGAGTTCCCCAGCGTGTCACAACACAGAGGATTTCCCTAGTCCACAATCTGTAGCTGACTTCTATGGGGGTAAGGTACTTCATGCAGAGCCTACACAAACCAGTCAAGGAACATTGTTTACCACTGTTGTCGAGGTTGAACGTGAAGATGGTACTATGAGGTATGTATTCAGGGGCCTTTTCCAAGGTGATACTTTTGACAACTGTATGCTTGTAACTGCCTTTAAAGCTAAGGGTGAGCCTACGTGACCTTCATAGAAACCATACTACTGTCTTTGGTGGTTCTGTTACTGATTATAGATTATGTAGCTTATGTCAAGGTCAGGACTTTACTTATTGCTCATAACTCCCTAGTCCTCTACCACCATTACTTCCTGCAACAAAAACATAAAGACTACGGGGAACCCCCTCAGTAGGAATTAAGCAATAAAAAACCCCCAGTGAGGAATCCTTATGGAAACTTCACTGGGGGTTTTTCTATTTCTGGCGTCTAAAGATGTTAGCTAAAGATCGACCTATTTCACCGGGACTTGGCAGGAGCCAACCTAGTATAAGAAGCAGGATCACCCATGCAGGTATCTCATTAACTACCACTGTCTGTACACTCTCAGCAGAGACCTTGTTAGTGTCTGAGGTCTGCCTGATGTCCCTTGCTTGTGGTCTGACTACAGACTGTTCAGTAAGGTTTGTCTGACCCACTGTCTGTGTATTGGTCTTGCCTACTTGGGTGTTGGCTGCTACGTTGGTTGATCCCTTGAGCAGGTCCAGAGGGCCTGAGCAACCCACCATTAGGAGCATACCAAGACAAACCAAAAGAGAGCGCACCAAAGGTGAATATGGGGAAGGCAAGTATCTGTACAATTTCAGGCTCCTTTGTTTCTACTAGGTACCCTAGCCATAAGAATAGTACTACAGCAGCTTCCCTTTTCCAAGACTTTTTACTGTCGGGAGTTCTTTTCGTTTCTTTCGACTGCATCTCGGATAGCCTTTAGGTTCTCATCTATACGCGCCAACATAACGGCTTGACCTTGGACAACCTGTTCTACAACCTCAAGTCGGGCCTCTTGTCGGATAAGTTGCTGTTGGTTCATATCCACATCATTACGTAAGGTAGCTACAAACCAAATCAGTGCAATGGTCTGTGCCATAATAGCCAAGAGGAAGGTTACAGGAACACTTTTGTTTAGGTGCCACTCTCTGTCTTCACTCACGGATATGCCTCCCAAGACAACTGATGGTGAGGTGCATCCCAGCCCCAGTTCCACCCATGTGTAAGGTCTACACCTTGCTCTTTAGCAACTTGTCGCATAGCCAAGACGATAGGTTCATAAGCATCCCAGTCATCACTGTTAGGGATACCATCACCGTCATGGTCACCTTTGTAGGGATAGGGGTGAAGGTCTACAGCGTGCCCTGTAAGGTGCCTAGAGTTCATTGTCTGAGAGTGACCTGTACTTACAAGACGCCTCTGACGTTCGACACTACGCACACCTTCACCCACAAAGAAGTCTTGTTCAGTAACCTGAATGGCCAGTTTTACTAGATTAACCAAGTCAAGGTGTACACCTTCAAGATTACCAAGGCTTCTCTTACTAAGTCTATATGTCATATAATACCCCTTATCGTGTACGCTTACGGCCAGTACTTGTCATCTTTGAAGTCGTCAGGGATAGGGTTCATTTCCCTTAGTGCCTTGGCTGCAAAAATAATTGATGTCTCAACCCCTGCTGCTGCCTGACCAAACTGAAATGCTGTGTAAGCATCCATAGGAACGACTGTATCATCTGAGGCAATCCACCCGAAGTCACTGTCAGGGTTGGCCCAGCGAAGATCACCAACAGCAGCACCATTACCAATAGCGAAGCCCGCCAAAGTTGCAGCACCAGTAATACGCTGAAGGCTGACTTTGTCACGTTGAAACATCTTACTGTTAAACTCAAAGTCAGCCACCAAACGGCGGTCTCTTTCGGCTTTGACATCCTCAGGAGTAATCGGTTGTTTTAGGTTAGGCACCATACGGGAACCATCCCAGTACATCCCAATAGACCTCTTGCCGTGGACGTAGTTACCTGCTGTAGGCTCCTTGTCTGTGTGGTAGAGTGCTTGGTTGTCGTCTGATAGAACTGTCCACATTATACGACCCTCACTTTCAGGTTCTGTGTTGCGTTAGAGGTGACCCTCACCACGTCATTGGCAGGGAAGTCAAAGTCGTAGTCAGTTCCTAAGATTGCTCCTTCGTTTCTTGCCGCAGCATCATAGTTGATTGACACACCGTCAGAGGAAGGGATGCTTGCGGATTCAGACCCAAGGTAGAGAGCAATCATCAGGTCTAGACTATCAGCTAGTGTATAGTGATTAGCGTCTGTGACTGCTTCCAGTTGGGTTTTGTCCATCTGGTTTGAGGAAGATGTGCTAGAAGTAGTATACTGATAGACTGTGTCGTTAGCAACCCCAACCATATACATCTTAGTGCCATCAATATTGAAGGCTATACCTTGGGGGATAGTATCTTCAGTAGCTACACTAAAGGATACTGAGTCATAAGATGCAGTGCTTAAGTCAAATGCTGTAGAAAGAGTATACTGATAGACTGAGTCGTTAGAATTCCCGAGAATATACATCTTAGTGCCATCAGTATTGAAGGCTATACCTAAGGGGGTAGTATCTTCAGTAGCTACACTAAAGGAGACTGAGTCGTAAGAGGCAGTGCTTAAGTCAAAAGCTGTAGACAGAGTATACTGAAAGACTGAGTCGTTAGAATTCCCGAGAATATACATCTTAGTGCCATCAGTATTGAAGGCTATACCTAAGGGGTCAGTATCTTCAGTAGCTACACTAAAGGATACTGAGTCGTAAGAGGCAGTGCTTAAGTCAAAAGCTGTAGAAAGAGTATACTGATAGACTGAGCCGTTAGAATTCCCAACCATATACATCTTAGTGCCATCAGTATTGAAGGCTATATCTCTAGGGGAAGTATCTTCAGTAGCTACACTAAAGGATACTGAGTCGTAAGAGGCAGTGCTTAAGTCAAAAGCTGTAGACAGAGTATACTGAAAGACTGAGTCGTTAGCATTCCCAAGAATATACATCTTAGTGCCATCAGTATTGAAGGCTATACCCGAGGGGCTACTATCTTCAGTAGATACACTAAAGGAGACTGAGTCGTAACTCCCATTAGTAATATCATAACTCACAGTAATCTGTGCAGCAGTCGCCAAAGCCTCTTGTAGAGCATCAAGTTCAGTATTGACCGCAGCATTTACCCAAGTAACACCTGTGTATGTTCCGTTATCATTTACCTGCCAAGTCCCAGCGTTATCCCTAACGATTGGTCTTACACCGTTGGTATTATCAATCACTGACCAAGTGGTCCTACCACTATTTGGTCTGTAGTCATGGAGTTGATGTCTGTCCAATAAGTGCTGTCGATTTGTCCACCAGCGTTGGTGATTGCGGGGGTGTATTGGGCTGTGGGTTGGAATATTTCTGCGGTAGTATACTGAAAGACTGAGCCACTACCAAGACCCACCATATACAACTTAGTGCCATCATTGTTGAAGGTTATGCCTTCAGGGGAGTTATCTTGTGTATTTACGCTAAAAGATATATTATCATAAGAAGCTGTAGATATATCCCAAGCCGTAGAAAGGCTGTATTGGTAAATTTCATCGTTAAGGCCTAAGGTGATGATAAACATCTTAGTGCCATCATTATTGAAGGCTACATCTCTAGTATCTCCAACCACACTAAAGGAAATGTTATCATAAGAAGCTGTACTTAAGTCAAAAGCTGTGGAAAGGGTATACTGGTAGACCGAGTCACTTCTACCAGTTACGTACATTTTAGTGCCATCATCTTTAAAGGTAAGACCTCGGGGCTGGGGCTCTTGGTTGTCTATTGCAAGATACACATTGTCGTAAGACGCTGTTCTTATGTCAAAAGGAAACAAAAGTGAGTATTGAGCGACTGCTTCGACATTGCTTCCTGGAGCTACTACAAAGCTATCACCAATGATATACATTTTAGTGCCATCGTCATTAAAGGCTATGGCAACAGGGTCATCGGTATCCCCGCCGTCCCCTGTTTCAGCAAAACTAAAGGAAATGTTATCATAAGAAGCTGTACTTAAGTCAAAAGCAACAGAAAGTGAATATTGGAAAACCGAGGCATTTGCTTCCCCAATTATATACATCTTAGTGCCATCATTGTTAAAGACTATGCCAAGAGGGCCAGTATCCTGACCACTTACACTGAAACTTACTGAGTCGTATATCGTGTTGTCGATATCAAACCCATCCCCCAAACCTAGACTAAGTTCCAATCCATTCGTCGCATCAAACACCGCAGCATACATCGACCAATCACCCGAAGCGATAGAAGTTGTATCATTGAAAGCAGTAACTAGGCTATAACTACCATCCGTAGCAGTAAGAATAGCTTCACCACCATTACCTTCGATAGTTTTACCTACATCATCAGCAGCAAAAGACCCCACACCAAGAGTAAATGTCCCATCACCAGTGGAATTAGATGGCGTAAGCGTAGTTGTATAAGCAGTGTCATGCCGGTCGTAGTTAGAGCCATTCGTAGCTACATCCCAACTGTTAGACGTAACACTGGTCTGAGGTACTTCCTTGGTCACGGACACAACAGGGGCACCTGCGGTAATAGCTTGAGACAAGGCAATAGTAGAGGTTTCACCTGACACAAAAGACTTGGTGAGGGTGGCGTTGGTTACTGTAATATTATCTATTTGAGTCTGAATTGGGCTTGTGACACCATCCACATAGTTCAACTCAGTAGTAGTGGCCGTAATACCAAGGTTCTGGATAGCTGCATCAGCATTATCAAGGTCACTCAGGTTATTGGTCGTAATCAATGCACCTGTGGCATCTACATTAAATACAGCGTTTTGCCAATCCGAACCATCGTAAACCTTCAGTTGGCTCCCAGTTGTATTGTAGTAAATAGCACCAGTCTGAAGTGGGTCACCATCATTATCAACAGAGGGGTCAGATGCTTTACTACCAAGAAACAATTCCGCAAAAGAATCAATCTCAGCAGCATCTTCGGCAGCAGCAGAAGCACTATTAGCAGCATTAGTCTCAGAAGTAGCAGCGTTAGTCTCACTTGTAGCAGCGTTCTGTGCGCTAGTCTCAGCCTCCTCAGCCTTAGTTTCTACAAACTCCCCAGCAGTATTAACTTCAGTGCGGAGAGTTGGAAAAGCACCCAAGAAAGCATCAGCCTCCGTAGCGAAATCAGAAGGTCTTTGCCTAGAAGGTGGAGTCGGGAGTGCTGTGATTGTTGGGTATGCCATATTAGGATAGTCCTTCTACTTCGATTGCAGCTAGAGAATAGGATGGGGTCTCAAGGGTAAGGTCAAACCTACGGAAGTAGCCATATACTGTAGTCCCGTAAGCTACATCATCAGACCCTATATATACGATTGGTGTGGCCCTGTATCTTGCCAAAGTTTCTTGAACCTTACGGGCTGTGGCAGTAGGGAAACTAACATCATAGTCAGCTAACTTAGAGAAGGGACGCTCTACAATAATAAAGTTACCAAAGGCATCGGTCTCTTTACGGCTAAAGTCTTCAATACTGATATTAGTTCCGTAAGTGGTAAGTCCAAGGTCTGTAAGGAACCCAAAGACAATCTGACCAACTTTTGCAGTCTCACCGGTATCAGCAGTTATGGTTACGTCTAAGTCTGCATCAAGATAAGGTGGAAGGTCTATAAACTGAGCCTCAGATTTGTAAATAAACTCCTCAAAGAAGTAAGCAAACCAATCGTCTACATCCCTATTGTCAAGAAGAGATACTGTAGTGTTATATACTTCACCTTCACCACCTACAGCGTTGTCAGTCACAGTTACGTTAAGTTCAGTACCACTAAGACCAAAGAAGGTAACAGCAGTTATGTAGCTGTCTGGGTCATTAAAGGTATACTCAATAGAGCCAGTATTCTCTACTTGGTCGCTAATCTTTTGGTCAAAAGCCTTCCACCTATTAGTAGCACCCAATTCAAGCCAATTAGTGCCATCATCTGTAGTGGGGTCATTGCCAGAGTTACTATTGATAAGGCTTTCATACACCTTATGAGTAGTCCCAATGACAATGACCCTATCACCCAAGCTGTAGGTAGTCCCAGAGGCCCATTCGGCATAATCATCTTCAGATACGTTACTGCTAATAAGAATACTGTTATCAACAGTCACAGGCCGAATAATATCCATCTTTTAAGTCCTTTCAGGTGGAAGACCGTCTACATCCCATTTGCGGTAGATGTCGTAACTACGCTTAGTGAATTTACTACTAGATGCTTGAATCTGTACAGTCTCTTTGCGTAGGGCAGAAACTTCGTTCTTAAGGTCATTAATACCCATAACAAGCTCTGCTTCATTCCTAGACGAAGAAGAACGACCAAGAGAGGTTGGTTGGGCAGGCGAATTACCTATACCCAAGATTCTACTTGTTTGAGAGGCCGTATTGACGTAAGAACCAGCAGGTAGATTAACCAACTCAGGTCCTTGCTCTCCTACAAGAGACAAACCACCAGAAGCAACACCTCCAAGACGATATTCAGGCACCGTCATGAAGGTTTCATCCTTCCTAGCACCTTCAATAAAGTCGTACTTGTTGGCCTTATCAGCCTCGTAGAGTTTCTTCCAGAACTTGTAGCCACTCTCACTGATAGGTACACCGTACTTACCATACCAACCACCAACAACGTCATCCGGTTTAGGGAAAACGTCAGTTCCGTTTGCTTTGGCAATCTCATCAACAGCATCTTGGATAGGGTCACTAGAACCGCCACCAGAGGTTCCACCGCCAGAAGCACCTCCAGAAGAGCCACCTCCACCAGAACCACCAGTGTCAGACCCCGGAACGGCGAACCCCGGAATTACACCTGTGATTGCCTCAGTTGATCCTGCCAAGTCTTTAGCTAGATCGGACAACCCAAATCCTGCATCCGAGAGTGCATCAACGTAGAACTGCAACCCTTTAATGTCAACGTTACGGCCAAGTTCATCCTTGAACGTATTTGCCACGTCTTTAGCTGTGTCGGTAAGGGCAGATACACCAAGGTTAGACAAGAGTGCGTTGCTTTTATCTTCAGAGAGTTGGCCCAAAGCACTCCCACCCAAGATACCTGCACCAGAGGCACCAGAAATCCCCGAGAGAATCTTTATCAAGTCCTCTTCGGAAGGTGAAAGACCTGTTCCACCACCACTGCTTATAGTGTCGTCAAGGACTTCATTCTCGGCTCCAATCTTACCAATTTCGGTTTTAATCTCATCAAGTTTGCTAATAAGCCCTTTGTGATATTCTTCGGCTTTCTCCCTAGCGGTCCCTAGTTCATCTTTAGCAGTCTCAAGGTTGGTAAATAGTTCACCAACAGTCAGAGCTTGTTGGATAACACCAGCAGCAGCAGCAGTCTCTTCAAGTTTGATTGACTGATTTCTGAGGTTTTCTAGTTCAATAGACCCATCACCAAATAGACTTTCCAAAGCATTTTTGGATTTAGTCACATTCTCTGCGAGTTCTCCTACGGTCAATTCACCCTTGACAATACCGAAGTCTTCTTCTAGGTTCTGGAGTTTCTCTAGTTGACCATCCAACTTACCCAACTCAGCGGACCCAGCAGAAAAGAGGTTTTCTAGTTCATCCTTAGATTTAGTTACATTTTCAGCTAGTTGACCAGTTGTCAATGCAGTTGACGCTAAGTTAAACTCATCCTCCAAATCACCAAGGCGACGAAGTTCTCTTTCAGCTTGTTGTGTGTGAACCTTGTTTTCTTCTAACTGCTCACTAAGAGTGAGACTGTCTTTACGTTGTAGGCCACGCTCTTCATCAGCAATGCTTTGTTGTTCATCTGCAATCCGATCCAGCAACCCTGCCGTAATACCTTGGTCCCTCATCATATCTACACGGGTGGCGTAATTATCCCCAAAAGATGTAGCACGAGAGATAGTATTATCTACGGTATCAGGATTAACATTGCCAGTCTTCAACATTTGCCGCAGTTGATTTACAGCTTGCTTACGTTGCAACTCAACAATACGCTCGTTGTCACTGAAGATGCCTTGTGCAGCACTCCGCAGTTTACCTACAATATCATCAATAACACTAATAATAGAGTTTTTCTGCGATTCAAGGTCAGACAATCGGGATTCGGCTGTAGACCGTTCCCGGTCAATCCCTTCCTGCAAAGCACTCAAGGCACTATTGTAGGTCTGGGTTGCACCTGCAATCTTTTCTGCTAATGTAGGGTCTGCTGCCCTATCAAACGCCTTGCCAAGAGCGTCTGCTGCACCAGCCATCACACCTTCAAGTGCGCTAACTTCACCCTGCAACCTGTTACGCTCACGTTCGATACCCGACGCAAGGTCACTCAAGGCATTGTTATAGGACTGTGTAGCACCACTAATCTTGTCTGCTAGGGTTGTGTCTGAGGATACCTTGAAAGCCTTACCAAGAGCCTCAGCAGCACCTGAGAGTGCATCTTCGAGAGAACTAATCTCGTTCTCAAGGCGAGACCTCTCACGCTCTATTGCATTAGTCAGTGCCGACAGTGCGTCATCGTAAGCCTGCTGCGCGTCTTGCAATCTTGTTGCCGGGTTGGTTTCACCGGAGATACCGAGTGCGCTTTCAACTTCAGAAATAAGGTTCTCGGTCTCGGATGCTTGGTCACGAAGGGACGACAACAACTCATTGTTTGCATCTTTAGCATCTTGAGCAGCCTGAACTTGATCTTCTAGTGTGTAGATATGCTCTTGCAACGCTCGTGTGCTGTCATTTAGTGCCAAAAGTTCCTGCTGCCGGATGTATTCGACGTTACCCGTCGCCCGCGCGATCTGCCTCAATAGGCCCTCACGTTCACGTTCGATGGCTGCAAGTTCGCGGGCTGCATCTCCAGTGTCATCAAGTGCTGGTATCAAGTCGTTCGCTGCTGCATCGACAACCTCTTGCGCCGTACCTTTGACCTCAACAAACTGCGGAGCCACGTCCAGCAGCGCCGCGTGCAGTTGGCGTCCGGCCTCGGTGGACAAATCCTGCGAGTTTTTCAGCGCAAGGAAAGCCTCATGCGTCTCGGGCAATGAGACATTCACACCTTCAATACTGTTATTGATATTCTCGAAAGCTGTGCCCAAACGGTCTTCAGCAATCTCCATCTTTTCCGCATCAGTCAAGAAGTTATCGAAAACGAAGGACGACTTATTGCCAAATGCCTCTAGTCCACCTACAAGGTCCACCAAAGCCGACGCTGCTGATGCACCCTCAAGACTCACATCTAGTATGTTTCCACCCATCACATCTACGACAGGATTTACGGTTTGGATAGATGTCGTAAGGCGATCTAGCGTACCAGAGAGACTTTCACCAGTCTTTTGGAACATATCCAAAGCACCGTTAGAGAGATGCTCAATAGCCGCGTTCAGTGCCTCGTTGATGACTTCTTCGCTTTCCCCTTCAAAGGACTCACCTTCTTTAATCTCTGTTCTTTTTGAGAATGAGAAGCCACCCAAGTCTGTACCAAGGCCAAAGGCCCCAAGTGCTTGGATGGTTGTATCAAGCCGAGTTTGTACTGCATTTTGAACAGCGTCATCAAGTCTGGTGAAATCCCGGCTGAAACCGGAGGAAAACCCAAATGCATTATTCGTCTTGGTTTTCTCGTAGCTGTCAAGTTCAGCAGTTGCGCCATCAATACGGGCGCGTACACCTTCAGCAACCAATACTTCAGTCTTCTTCATAAGACCAGCTAGGGCAAGGCCAATACCGATGACCGGCAATGCAACCGATGCCGCAGCACCAAAAGCACCACCACCCAAGGCCCCCGCAAGACCGGACCCAGCGCCAAGGCCCATGATGCCAGTCCCACCACCAGCACCCAGAAGTCCAGCACCACCAAACAGGCTACCAGAGCCACCACCAAGTCCAAGGAAGCCGGAGCCGCCCATAAGGCTACTAAGCCCGCCCGCCTCGTCCATGACGCCGCCACCAGTACCAGCAGCGGCAGCAGTACCACTCCCTGCCATACCAAGGCTAATCATAATACGGTTCTTGGCCGCTGTGGAAATCATATCAGAGATGAGAGACTTGAAGGAACTCCAAACCGAATCTACAAACCCTTTGAAGTCTTGGAAGCCCCGCATAACGAAGTCACCCCAAGCGTTAGCTACAGAGTCTACTGCACTAACCACACCTTCAGCCATTTGGAGTTCAAACTCTTCGGCTGTTACGATAGCATCCTTAAATACGTCATTAGCTGTTCGTACTGATTCTTCTATATCCTCCCCAGCTTTAGAGCCTGCTTTACCCGCACTACTAGAGGAAGAGGCAACAGAGTCTTGTGCGTTTTTAAGGTTTACCGTCTCTTTCTTAGCATTCTCAATACCAGACCTGATTTTGTCTATTTGCTTAACAGTATTGGATACATCCATACCTTTAGCATCAAGCCTTGCCCTAGTGTCCTCAAGGTCTCTGAGTTGACGCTCCATCGCCACAATAGATACACTTGTTCCCTGCTCTACAGCAGCGACTTGGTCACGAAGACCTTGGACAACACCACCAACACGAGCAAGAAGACCAGCAGCCACACTAGAGGCAGCAGAGAGTGCGTTTGTGAGGTTCTGTGCTTGCGGCGTTTTGATGTTCAAAAGTTTGGGCCGTTGCGAGTGCGGTAAAAGAAGCCTCTAAAAGTTTAGCCTCCTCACCTACCGCACCAAAATCCTTCCCAATTCTTTGAAGGGTATTCCTGTAGTCTCTACCTGCATCCTGAAGGCTTGTGTATGTTGTCACAAGTTCAGAGAGGCTTCCTATAGACTCTTTTAATTGAGACTTTCCGATAGCTATGTTAAGGGCAGCTTCAACCCTTGCATACTCTCGGATAGATTCTGCTGCATCACCGTATTTTTCAGACAAGTCTTCTGTAGACATAGAAAGCAAATCTTGAGATGACTTTAGTTTGTCTACTGTAGTTTCCAACTTTTCAAGTGTAGTCCCTACTCCTTCAGCAGAATCCCTAGTCCGCATGAAAGCAGCCCCCAAAGCAGTAGCCAAGGGGATAACAATACCTAATACAGCAGAGATACCAATAAGCCTGTTGACGTTCAAATTGAATTGTTCAGCCATCATAGGGAGAATACCTACAAGCTGAGTGGCCTGTTGACCAAAAGCCACAAAAGCATTGGTCCCACCCTGAATCTGAACCAAGAAGTCCCCTACTTGGTAGCCCGCTTGCTGTGTAGCCATACCCATAGCGTTCATACTACGAGTATTTCCTACTCCAGCAGTAGTCATCCCTATTTGGGCTTGACGGTAGCGGCGCATGGTATTGACCGCCTCATCCATTGTGATGTTACCACGCTGAACAGCCTCTCTCAGAACCCTTTTAGTCTGAAGGAGGTTTTGCTGAGCGCGATAAGTAGGATCAATAGCTGCTTTGAGTTGGCGAAGGGAATTTGCAGATTTGTTGATAGCCGAAGAAAATGCCATGGCAGATTGCTCTGCCGATTTATTAGAAAGGTTAGCTTCTTGTTGGGCGCGGTAAAAATCTTGAGCCGATTTAGCATACCTTTGGTTAGCAAGCACAGCCTTATTAGTCGCCTTCACTTGGCGCTCAAAGTTATCTACAAAAGCAGAGGCACTTCTCTGGGCATTGTTAGCAGTATTACCAAACTCATCAAGTTGTTGAGTTACCCGACGGATAGAGCCACGGTCACGAACTTCAATGGGGATTTCAATAAGATCGTTAGCCATCCGCTTCCTCGCTCTGAGTAGTTATGTAGATATTGTCTAT